AGGCAGTGCCGGCCATCGACCGGTAATCCGGCAGCACCGAGTGGTACAGCTGGATCAGCAGGTCGGTGCCCTCGCCGACAGTGGCCTGGTCACCCAGGCTGGTCAGCACACCCGCCGGCGCGGTCACGCCGACGCTGGAGAATCCGGACACGGCGGCGGCCGCAGCCACAGCACCGATGCGGATACCGGCGGCACGGCCGGCGTTCTCCGAGATGTAGCCCTCCAGGTCGAAGGTGGCGTCCTGGATCAGCTCCGACGGCACCTGGGTCTTGAACGCGTACTTCGACACGTTCAGATCCACAGTGGTGATCGTCGAATCACTGTCGGCAATCGTCGAACCGGCGGTCAGCGCGTTCGACCCGCCGGAATCCTTGTCGGACAGGGCGGCGTGCGCGGTGACCACGGGCAGCGGCAGCGTCTGGCCGTCGCTGGTGTTCATCACGTAGGCGCTGGACAGGATCTGGCTGGTCTGCACCGCGTACTGCCACAGGTTGTTGTAGACGCCGTTCTGGTCGACGCCGCCAGTGGCGGACATGGCCCGATGCTCCAGGTTGTAGGCGTCACCGTTGCGGGCCTCACGTGCCCACTTGGCGAACGACCGCTCCTCTTCACCGCTGCCCCGGTTCTTCGGGTCGTTGATGAAATGCTTCTCGATGGACTTGGTCCGCTCGTCGGCCTCAACGAACGACTTGATCCGCTTGTCGAGGTTGTCGAGTTCGGTGTTCATGGCGTCGAGTTGGCCCTGTTCCTCGGCGGACAGGTCCCGCTTCTCCTCGACGGCATGATCGGCGAGAGCCTTCATCTGCTCCCACACGTTGGCGCGGCGCTCGGTGAGCCGCTGAGCGATGTCGCTCATGGTTCCCTCCTGGGAATCGTGTTGGACGGGTGGTGGGCGCACGAAGGGCCTAGCCGGTCCGTGCTGGGGTGGTGCAAGGTGATGCCGGTACAGGTGGAGGGCCTAGCCGGTCCACCCGGCGGCAGAGTTCTCAGACGGAAGGCTTCGCCTTGCTGAGAACAAGCGAGAGAGCTTCGGCCGCAGAAGTCTTCGGCTTCTCCGCCGGCCGGTCGGAACGCTTGAAGAAGCGGCGCAACTCCTGCTCCTTCGCCGCCGCCAACACATCCGCCGGGTCGGCAGACATGCGTTCGGCCAGCGACCGCAGGGCGAGCTCACCGGACCTGGTGCCGACACTCGAATCCTGGTAGGCAGGCGTGTTCACCGGGGACACGTCGAACACCTGCGCGTTCAGCAGGGTGCGGCGGACCAGTCCACGCTCATCCATCTCCCAGTGGTCGCCATCCTTGCCGACCACAGCGAACGCGAACGACGACTTCGACACGTCGCCACGCTGCACCAGCTCGTACAGGTCGGCGCGGGCCTGCGGCAGGTCCACATCGTAGGCGAGGCCGACATTGTCCACGTCGACCCGCAGGGTGCGGGCCGCGGTGGTGCCGAGGAGAATGTTCTGGTCGTGGTTGTACAAGGCCACCAGACCGGGGAAACCACGTCCGCGGGACTCGTTGAAGGCGGTCGGGGCGATCACCTCGTAGAAGCCGCCCAGATCGTCGGAACGCTTGTTGAACACTGCGGCGTAGCCGCCGATGGTCAGCCTGGATTCGCCCTCGGAGCGCAGACGGACATCCACCCGCGACTCCGCGAAACGACGCTCGATGTTGGTCGTCATGCGTTCTCCTCATGGATGAGAGACAGGCGGCGGGTGCCGTCCTGCTGCTGGTCAGCAGCCGGGAGCTGTTGCTGCTTCGGCGCCGCGGACGGATCCGCATACGCTTCACCGCCCGCAATAGGCGGAAGATCTTCATTCGCCCGGACCGTGTTCCGGTTCAGAATCCCCATCGACAGGCCGAGCTGGTACACGCTGTACCGGGTTGCAATATCGGCGCGGATGTACGCGTCCGTGTTGAACCGCACAAACTGCCGGGACGGCATGACCGACGCAAACGCCCGCTCCAGGCGGATCAGATACGGCTGAATGTTCGCCATCCGCTTGATCTGCCGCGTCTCATCCGTCGTGTACGTCAACGACCCGGGCGGCTGACCGCCAATCTCGGTCGGATCCACACCGTAGATGGCGGCCACCTGGTCGGCGGTCAACTTCTGCGTCTCCACGAATGCCGCCTGGTTCGGCGGAATCGACACCGGCGTGAAACTCCAATCCGACCCGGTCACCAACGGCCGGCCGCGGTCGATCGTCCGCTGCAACTTCGCCGCGGCAGCCTCCGCCGCACCCTCCGGAAGCACCTGCCGCTCGTTCTTGAACACGGCCGGCGGGAAGCCGCCGTTCTTGAACCAGCGGGCGCCGAACTTCTGCGCATTCAACCCGGCCGACACCGTGGTGGCAAAATGCTCCAGCGGCGACAGCCCCAACGTGCGGCCGGCCACCGTGATCCACGGGATGTGAACAATATCCTGCGGTGACACAGGCTCACCGTTCACAAACCAGCGCGGCGCCCCCAGGACCGAATCGTCCACCGAATACCGCCAACGGGGCAGCCACAGAATCTGCGTCGGCAAACCGTAACCGTCCAAGCCGAACTTGTAGCCCACCGCATTGCCGTGGATCAGCAGCGACGTCATCGCCTGCCCCAGCCACGCCTCCAACTGGCCCTGCTCCTGCAAATTCCGGAACAGTGGAGTCGGGCTGATCGGGCGCCGCAACTCGCCATCCTTGCGGGTGAAATCCAGCGGCAGAGTCGTCCCATGGTCGACGATGTGCCGGATCGCCGCATACACGTACGACAACGACAGCGCACGCTGCTCCGACACACCCCGGCCCGAATCATCAGAGTCACTAGGCATGTCGCCGAACGGGCGCCAGTCGGACATGACACGCTGCTCAGGCTTGCTGCGGCGGAACAAACTCATCGACGCTCACCGCCCTGCACCACACCGATCGCCACCGCGGCCACACCGACCACCAACAAGACGGCCGGCGGCCACACGAACCAGGCGAACACCGCCAGGCAGGCGATGCCGAACAGTTCCAGCACAGTAGACAGGATCTGCATGCTCGCCTCCTTCAGCCGATCGATAGCAGCGGGTCGTAGGTCGGAACTTGCAGGGCAGCCCAGCGGGCCAGAGTGACCGCCTCCAACATCGAAATGTCCGCGGCCTTCCGGCCGAAAACGCGCCTGTCGCCCACGATGCGCCAGCAGGCAGCATCCACAGCCTCATCCAGGTCCGCGTAGCCGCCGTGGTGCACAGCGCCCGTCTCGACCGCGTCACGGATGTCTGCACAGGCGTGCACGAAGTCATCCAGCCCGGTCCCGACGATCCGGACGCCAGCCTCTTCCAAGTCGTCGATCAGTGGGGCCGCCGGCCCCTTCTTGTCGATCGCCACCCTGATGTCATGCTCGGCCGCGATCCGGGCCACCTCGGCCACAAACTCCGACCGGGACTGGTCGAACCGCATCCGGGCCACCGAGCCGATATGCCCATCGCCGTAGGCGCCCAACGACAGCCATGTCTGATCCACATCCGCGGCCACGCCCAGCATTTCCGGATCCGGCGGGGCATCCTCGGTGCGGCAACGTGACCAGGCCCCAGTGGAGAACACCCCAGCCGAAGCAGTGCCATCCCAGATGCCCAACGCCTCCCGGGCGAACGCGCCAGGACCCTTCAAGTTCTTCCGCATCCGCAACATCGCCCGATCCGATGTGTGCGCCGGATAGGACGGGTTCGCCTTGGCCCACTGCTCGCGGTCCATCGGATCCGCATCCGGGTCCGCGGAGAACTCGATGTACAGCGTCTCCGACGTTTCGCCCGAAATCGCCTCCTGCCGCATCGTCAGGAAGTGCTCCGACGGATCCGACGGCTTCGGCGGCGTCCCCATGTAGAAGATCAGCGGATTCGGATGCCGGTTCGTCGTCGGCACCATGTCCTCGACCGTCTTCGGTGTCAGAATCTGCGCCTCGTCGAACACCAGGATGCCGATCCGCTTCAAACCACGGCCGAAACCATGCTCACGGGCCCCGAACGCGATCCGGGAACCGTTGTTGAACAAAATCTCCTGCCGACCGCCCGAGTCATACACCTTCCGGATGTACGCCCGCACCTGTGGCTGGTTGACGATGCCCTTCAGGTCCTTGAACGTGTCCGAGCTGGTGAACCCGTGATGGGCCGTCCAAGTCGCCGTCAGTTTCGGCTGGATCACGCACAAGGCGATGACTATCGACCCGATCAGATACGTCTTGCCAACCTGACGGGGGATCGACAACACGACCGCATCAGCCGCGTACAGGCCATCCTCACGCTTCCCCAAGATCGCCTGCCCGGCCTGGTCCTGCCAAAGGTCGAACGAGATACCCATCCGGGCACAAGTGGCACGAACCGACGGCCACCCA